CTGCCGACTCTGCTGCCGACCATGCTGCCGACCATGCTACCGCGTCCGGTTTGTCACCAACCTGCACGCGCTTCCACAGGTCTATAACTCCCCTGATTGCTTTCCCTACAGCCTTGTCTTCTTGAACCTCTTTAATGTTCAAGGTGTCTTCAAGTATGTAGACAATAAGATTAGCCGGAACCAGTGAAAGGTCTGCGCCAACGGGGATAGCTTCCAAGAGTCTTAGAGGGAACTTCATAGCGTCCTCGTTTGGCATTATCTCAAAGAGATAATCCTCAACGTGTGCGATAGCCACAGGAATACCCAGCTCTGTCTCGTATCGAGAGTGCTCGTCGCCTTCAATGGTGCAACCAACCGCGCAACCCTTTCCGTTTCCCCAATACTGTCCCTTAACAATTTTGTCTGCTTCGGCGTGTGCCTTAACACGAGCAACGTACTTCTCCTTAATTGCGGCACTTCCGTGGAAGGCACGCATTGCTTTCATTTCTGGTGTAGGAATCATGGTGTTAGGTATTGTCTTTAAACGTCTCCCTTTGGTATGCAAAGGAAAGTTCTTTTTTAATCTTCACCCCAAATCGTGCTTCTGCTTCTGCAACGGTGATTTCCTCTACTGCTGGTACTTCGCCTTCGATGGTGTAGCCCCGCTTTTGTAGTTCTTTCTTTAGGTACCAGACCGAACCTACCTCAAAATCATTAACCTGAGAGATAAGAACTGCCTCATTTAGTACCGCAAGCACCATTCGCCTGTCTCCACCACTGTCCAAGATAATATCCTTCCACGCGAGAAAGTTCCATGTGGGGGTGGCTAGTTTTAGGTCTTCTACGGAAGGGTCCGTGAAGTCCCTACTTAGAATCCAAGAATACTCGTAGCCCAGTTTGTCGTCTGTTATGCCGCCATTCTTTTCATTCTGGCAGATGAAAGGCATTCCGTTCTCGTCAATACTGATACGAGCGTTTGTAATCGTTGTTCCGTGTATCGTGCAGGTAACGAGGTCATTGTGGTTGAAGTTCATAGTGTTATTTGTTATTCCGCTACAGTAAACTTCCCGTCTTCGTAAGCGACACGTTTGTACTCTTGGTGAATGTTTGACCACATTAGGCCATCCTCCCAAAGGCCACCCTCCCAAGTGCCATCCTTCCAAATGCCACGCTTCCAAATGCCATCCTCCCAAATGCCATCCTTCCAAATGCCACGCTCCCAAATGCCATCCTCCCAAGTGCCATCCTTCCAAGTGCCGCCCTCCCAAGTGCCGCCCTCCCAAACAAGATAGTAGTGAGTAATGTCAACAATCGCGTCTTCAAAGGAAGCGTCGTTTAACCAAGGGAACTTCGCTAGTGCTTCTGCTTCGGTGCCTCCTGTTATTGTTTTGAAGTTCATAGGTGTTATTTGTTATTAGGATTACTCTTTTAGTATAGGGTAGATTTCGCTCCCTTCCCTCAATCCACCACACCAGTCAACGTGGAGAGTAATCACACCAAGGTGGATTGAGGGAAGGAGGCATAAGCCTCCCTTGTTCTATGTCGTCCCGAAGACGTAGAGAACAACCGTTCCTAGCGCACCCATGAGTACAAACTTTTCATACCCACTTACATCCCTTATCTTTGTAACAACTATATGGGTAGCGTGGTACCAGAGGTAGAGTACTATAACGGCGAGAATGATTAAGAAGATTTCCATAGTTTAATTAAGTAATAGGTTGGGTCTTGGATCACCAAACTTTTGATTGAGATATTTTTGTTTCTGAATCCAATCAGACTTACGGTACTGTTTCAATTCTTCATCAGTGATTCGATTAAGCGCAAGCCACACATTCTTATACTCCTCTAGTAAGGTTTCTAGTTCGGCGCACTTCTCTGTTATCTCACCTGCAATTACTGCGCGGTCTTCCCCTTCAGGTTCGTCTCCGTTCCATTGCTCGGCGATTCCTTGAAAGTGCTTGCGAGTGTTCCCGGCGGCAAGTTCAAATGTGTTTTTCATGTTAGCGGGGAATGAAGCCACCAATAATAACCGCGAAGAAGGCGATGCCAAGAATGGCTACCACAGTGAACCATGCGCGTTCCGGCGAATCGTCTTCCGTAAACTCTGGTAGCGGGATATGCTCCATCTCACCAGAGGGCATCTTGCTGATACGCACGTTCGTCTGCGCTTCGTTGTTGTCTGCTACGTGTAGTTTTTTCATAAGTAGTTTTCCCGTGCCCCACGCACTCGATGAACGCGGGGAGCACGAGGTTCGAGCTAGGGGAGAACTAAGCGCCTCCTGTACATAGAATATACCACGACGCACAAGTGGGTACAAGCAGGGTGGGGATAACGAGCATCAGGTATATTATATGTAATGAGAGTATTTATAGACACCGAAACAAGCGGCTTACGAAACCCAAAGGCGGTGGAGATAGCGTGGTCGGTGAATGGCGGGCCGGTGCAGACGCTACGGTGCAATCCTGGCAAGCCAATAGAGCTCGACGCAACCGTGGTGAACGGCATAAGGAACCAAGACGTCGAGCACCTTCCGCTACTGCAAGACTGCCTGGAGTACCCGGCGCTAAAAAAACTTCTTGAGGAAAGCACCGTCGTGGCGCACAATGCCGCCTTCGATATAGAGGTGCTCGCAAATGACGGCATCATCGTGAAGTGTTCGGTATGCACAAAGGAGCTGGCCATGAAGCGCTGGCCGAACGCGCCAAAGCATCGCCTGCAACACCTGCGCTACTGGCTGAACCTGGATATTGAGGCTGTGGCGCACACGGCTGGCGGGGACGTCATGGTGCTAATGGCGCTCTGGGACGCGATACACAAGAACAAGGGCATAGACACGTACCGGGCCGATGAGATGATTAGTAGCGAACCACTACCGTCGCAATCGCCTCAGCGCGTTCGGAAGTCAGGCTCTTCCGGGGACTTCGGTCCCTCTCCATCAAGAACCCGTCGAGCGCAATTACGCAAAAGAATCGAGGGTAGGAAATCACTATCCAAGAAGCGTACCTAACAAGACCGATATAGTCGGACGCGCCGACGGTCCCAGCCGACACGCGAACGAGGATACCGTCACGGGATCCTGCCAGAAGGCCGAAGGCCACCTGATCACGCTCCACGCTCCTAAACGGCAGCGCGTCCTTGCCACGCGTATGCTTGAGCTCGAACGTGCCTGGCATATGCGATCGTCCCCACCAGCGCCGGAAGCGCACGCCGAAGTCGGCCTCAGAAGCCTTGTGTTGCAAGGGTAAGTCAGGGAGCTTGGAAGTCATGGCCAGCTTTTACAGTATCGTATATTTTCTTGTCCCACCGGCCACCAATCAGGTAGACGTTATCGACGGGCGCAAGGTGCTCTATGGAGCGTAGGCGCCCCCTCATCTGCGTGTGGTGGACACAGGGGTGCGCCATGGAGGCGAAGACGAGCGCCTCGAACATCCAGCCGTCCCAACCGTATCCCATAGAAGCCTGAACCAAAAGATACCCCTCCTCAGCCTCCTGTGCAGCCTTCAGGACGGCGTCCGGGTCCTTGGTGCGACCATCCATCACAAAGACGGGCCGGACGGCCCCCAGCGCCTCCTTGAGCTCGTCAATCTGGTAGGTATAGTGGGCGGCGACGATAGCCTTGCGGTACGGAAGGGCGAGCACCCGCTCGGCCTTCCCCACCTGCTCGTGCTTGTGCTCATGGGTCCAGGTAACAAGTTGGTCCTCGGGCTTTTTATATACAGGCTGTTTCACTTGCACGATGATATCGTCCTTGTCCTCCTTGCCTAGCACCTCCGTGTCGCTATGCTTCTCAAGGAACGGCTGCAAGAGCTCGCGCCAGTTCCCTCGGGGTACCCATGCCGTGGGAACCTGACCAACAGGCATCCAACGAGGTCGCGGTAGGTAGGGCATGGGACGCTGCTCGAAGAACATGGTACGCCACTCCTTCCAGTCGTAGTACAGACCCATGTAGCAAAATAGGGTGTGCAGGGACCATGCGTCGTTCTTGACCGGGGTAGCCGTCAGCAAAAGGATATGACACTCAGGGTATCGCTTCACCAGCGTATACAGCTTGGTGGCAAGCTGAGAGCGACCCTTGAGGAATAAAGGGGACGCAAAAAAGTGCGCCTCATCTATGACGAGCGCCGTAGGGTCAACGATATCCTCCTTCCGGAACTGCTCCTTCGTGATCACCTTCGCCTTCGTCTTATGTTTCTTCCAATCGGTCACGTTCGCCTTGCGGGTAATAATGTACGCGTTGCCATCGCGTGACGGGTGATCGGCCCAGACGGCAGCTGGGAGCGACTTGCCTGTATTATGATTTACTACTCCTGAGCAAAGATAATTATTATGTAAGGGCACGTGAAAATCGTAGTACCTTTGAGACTGGACTATCCTAGCTTCCCTAATAGTAGTATACTTTGCGTATGATTGAAAAGTGTTTAGAACTTTACAATAAAGGTTTGTCAAAAGATAAGATAAGAAAAATCTTTGGTGTACATGAGAGGATAATACTTGCTGTGCTAACAAAGAATGGAGTTCAAATTCGTTCAGGTCATTCTTATCAACACGGCAGCACTCATTCGTCTTGGAAAGGTGGGAGGAGGTATTCAAAGGGATATGTGGAAATATATACCCCAGAACATCCTTACAGAAAGAAAAACAGGACAGTGTCAGAGCACCGATTAGTGATGGAAGAAAGCCTTGGTAGATATTTACTACCCACTGAAGTAGTTGACCACAAAAACGGAATAAAGGATGACAATAGAGTAGAAAATTTACGATTGTTCCAGAACAATGGTGAACATTTGCGAATAACACTGAAGGGTCGTGTTCCGAAATGGACGGAAGAGGGGAGGGCGAGGATATTAGCTGGTACGCGTAGACCCAGGAAGCACCGAGAAAAAAGCGGTGCAGAGGTGTGACTACTATTCTTTCTTTGTTAAAGAAAGAAATCTCAATCATTGGTGCCATGCCGTACTGAATTGGTCTTTCAGCTTCGGCTATTACAATAAGGCCATCTTCATTTTTAGAGTAAACATGGAAATCATTCTTTATGTCTTTTACTTTATAACTTTCTTTTTTAACAGGATCATAAATTAAAGTGTCAGGATGAATACATCGCATCTCCCAATTCAGGAGTGCCTTACTGGGGTTCTCTTTAAGGATGCGTTCCTGTGCGGGTCGAAGGTTCATATGCTCGATACGGGACCCAAGTGACCTTAGGCCCCGTGCGAAGTTACGAACTACTCAACAGAGAGAGCGCCTTCAAGGTCGAAGTTTTTCTTCGCCTCGTCGACAACCTTCTGCACATCGGCCTTGAGAGGCTTCGGTACAGACGGCTTGATGGTGTACTTCGTCGACAATCCCTCGCCTGTGCGGTTGATTGTGATGTCGTACCCAGACGGGTTGCCCCAGTCCTCGTCACCAGCGTACTCGGCGATGGCCTTCTTGATGCCTACCTGATTGAACGATGCAATCATGACCTTCTCTTCGTCATGGCTGTACACGTAGCACGCCATGTAATTGTTGATCTTCGGCTTGCCAGACTTCGCATCGGTGTCCACCTCGGACGGGTCGATCTTAGCGTCCTGGCCTCCGCGACGGAAAGGCTTGTTATCCTTCCAGCCCTCCTTCCCAACAATAGCGTTGGAAACGATGCGGAATTTGTTATCGCCCTGCTTCAGCTTGAGGAAATCGGAACCTCCAGATTCGGGCTCATAGTCCTTGGGGAGAAATGAGTCCACGGTTGGCTTTGCCATAGTCGGATTGGTTATTGGTGTTTAAGCTCCAGTGGCGATAAAGCACACTGGCGGGCGGAGACAACCTTGGTTGTCATAAGTTCCGCCCGTCAATGCACTTCTACTAGAAGAATACTCTATGCTTGGCTTATGTCAAATTCTCGAAGGTGGGGACATCCGAGATAGGGCATATTCGTGCATTTCCTCGCGGCACTTTTTAATCTCTCCAGCGAGCCGGAGCACATCAGCCATACTGCGCGAGGTTGTGAACGTGTGAACTTGTGCAGGATCAGTGAAGCCATACGTGAAGTCCTCACGAAACGCTGTGGGAACCCATTGCAGAATCATCTCAAGGTCGTCAGGCTTCTTCTTGTCACGTAGCCACAAAAGAAGAGCGTAGAACGTGAACTGCCCGTGCTGGTCAACGCGTTTCTGGTCCCATTTTTTTACGCCAGTCTTATACTCGGCGAGCAAATTCTTTTTATCATAGGAGTCGAGGTAGCCAACCAAATCGAGGCCATCAAGTGTGGACTGGACGCAGTGCTCAGTGAACTCGTAGATGGTGAGAGGCGCCATCGGATGGCCCCACTCAACCGCGTCCGCAAACTTCTTGCCGAACTTAAGCTGTGGCGACTCCTCCGTGTCCTGTCCAAGAATGTACCGGAGGTACCACTGCGATTTGTCGTACTTGAACGAGGAATGCTGTGACCAGCTATACGGGCGAGCGAGCCACTGCGCTATCTGTGCTTCGGTAGGTTTAATCATTTTTAAGAAGGTCATCCCAGACGCCGGCAGCAACGGGAACCGGAGCGTCCTCAACAATCGTCGGGTCAACCCAGCGAGTAGTCTGGTGGCCATTGACCATTCGGCGTATCTTCTCCAGTTTAAGTACCGTGCTGAGAACGTTCGCAATCTGCATCTCCTCGTACTTCTTCATAGACTGGCTAGGCATATTGCCAAGTGCGCCGACGAAGACCTCCTGCACCGTTATACCTTCCTCACGGCAATGCGGACCGAAGTCCTTCCCGTGATACCACTCCACGATTCGCTCCTCGTTAGGGTCAGAAACGAGGCGTGCGCTCTGCTGGGCAAGCGTCTCCTCCTCAGGAAACTCATACGTAGTCTCCTTCTCGACGATCACACGCTGGTACGCCTCAGCCAAGAGCTGATCGCGGTTGATGGCAAGCCACTCGACGTTGGCCTGCGCGAGCATGACACGCACAGGGAGCCAGCGACGATTGCCCGTCTCATCCTTGAGGTACTCCTCCTGGTTTGTGGTCATGGCAAAGATACACCGGCGAGGGAAGTCCTCAGCCACACGACCGTAAGAGGGGCGGTAGCGATCGACGGCCGTGGTGATGACTGCCTTCATTTTTTTCACCTCAGTACGGCTCAACGTCTCACCCTCGGACATCTCGATCAGTGCCTTACCTTCGAACTGCATGAAAAAGTCCTTGTTGTCCGGGGTCATGGTGCTCTCCACGTGCCAATTATCCCCGCTAGGGAGTGCGCCAAGGATGGATAGGCTCGTAGACTTCTTTGCCCCCTGTGGGCCTTCCAGCACAAGGACGTAGTCGAACTTGCACCCAGGCTTGACGATACGCTTTACCAGACCCTTCAATACGTTGGATCCAACCGCCCGGTGGTATATGTCGTCGGTGGTCCCGTAGGTTTCGTGAAGCCATGTGTCGATTCGGGGAGTGCCGTCCCATGTCAGTGACCGAATATAGTCGGCAGCCGAGTCGATGCGATTGTCCTTGGCAACCTTAACGATGGCGTCGAAGACCATATCCTTGCTGACTGTGCGAAGGAACTCAAACAGGATAGACAGCCGGGTCTGCACCGCGATGGCGTCGCTGTCAGACAACGGGCGATAGCGGGTGTTATCGTCCACGCCTATCTCAATACGGTTCTTGAACTCGTCAAAGCGGATATTGAACTCAGGGTGTCCACTAAGCGCTCGTGCCACGTTCTCGGTATTCTTGCTGATAATCTTTTCTTTTCTTGCGTTCAGCGTGAACAGAAACTCGATACCCGTCTCATCCGTGCGGTACACCTCCGTGCAATTCTTGTTGGCGGCGGCGATGGTGCGCACGCGGTAGTCAACACGCTTCTGAGTCTTCTCGCGCTTCCCTAAAGGAGAGGCGAGCCAGATGCGATCCATCTGCACGGCGTCCTTGCGCGTCCAGAACGCCAGACGCGCAATGAGGCCAGCGTCCGCCCGTGAGAGGTCAGGCTTACCCTTAGAGTCGAGGTACGCTGAGGTGTCCCCTTCGTACAATGCGCGTGCAGCGTCACCGTTCTTGGACTTGAACATGCGTTCGAGCAGCTCCTCGTCTGCGAGCAAGGTGCTCTGTGGCTTAGCTTTCCAAGGATACCCAACCATCTCAAGCAACCGCAGGGCCTCGGCTTTGGAAACTAACCGAATCGCCTTACGCGTACCGAAAACCTGCTCGCTATACGTAAAGAAACGTCCTGAAGTATATGCCTCATACGGTGAGTGCCGATTGGCGTCGAGCGCGAGGGGCTCCTCGATGGCGAGGTAGAGGTGAAGGCCGGTGCCGGACGGAGAGACTTCTGTATACGTGCCAGCTTCCTTGATAAGTCTTGCGATGTTTTCAGCTTCGCCATGTGATTTGTCGATGATGGGTACTCCCTTCGCGTTAGGGACAAGGACGTGGTCGATATCTATTCCGAGCAAGAGCTTGTCGGGACCGAAGATGATACCGATACCGGAAAAGAACTCGGATGCCTTCTTCGCCTCTGCATACGTGCACCAGTCCTTCGGGTCGGTGGACGATGCACGATGACCCTTTACAGAATAGGGAACCTTAGTCTTGCGACCATTCACCTCCTCAGCGTTCCAAACTACCCAACGGCGCTGGAGTTTCATACTCGCGTACAGTAAACGCCCCCCGACTGCACCAACTCCATTGCGGAAATTGATCGGGGGGCTTTTGCTAAATACGAGATGGCAGTGGTTTGGTGCATACGTAAAAATATAGCATGAGGTTTCTCTGAAATAGAACATTCTATGTGGGGACAACTAAATAGCCATGCACACCTTGCACACCCACTTGCTCACCTCGTAGGGTGGGTGTGCAACCGAAGTAGGGCGTACCTTAGCACTAGAACATACTACTTGCATACCTTGCACACCTATATATATAGAAAAGTAGTAGTAAAACAGGTGGTACTGCTCTGGGACCCCCCACACGCGTGTATTCTGACGACCTAATTCAAAAAGGTGTGCAAGGTGTGCATGGCGTGCAAATAGAATGTTTCACGGCCTAGGTACGCCGTGGTTTGCTTGCACACCTCCTTGCACACCTCGGGGTGTTTTTAGCAAAAAAGACCCAAAAGGGCCTTTTTCACCTAAAAATCCGGTAAAAAGTGGTGAAAAAACACCCCTTTTTTTCACCACTTTTATCGAGAATTCACTGGAATCTGCACATCCTCGAGCTCAGCACCCGGAACCTTGCGTCCTTCCTTGAGTGCCGCAAGGAGTGATCGCTCGTCCACAACAAGGAACTCTCGCGGGACCAAAGCCTCATCTGTGACCAAGAGCTTCTGGCTGGTGCGGAACTTAAGCGATCCGCTCTCAGTGTGGATTGAGGCATCAGGCTTGTCGAGTTCAGCAGCTTTGCGCGTCGCTGTCTCGAGAGTGAGGTTGCCCTTGCCCTCCTTCACACGCTCGGCGAGCTTTGCTTCGGCCTCCTTGACGCGACGCATCTCAGCAGTCTGGTATTCACCTATACGTGAACGTAGTCCATCGATAGCAGCCTTGGCTGGCTTCTCGATAGGGTTGAACATATCCCTCGCTGCGGCGAGTGCTGCGTTCAAAGGCTTCGTGACTTTCTCACGGGCGGCGACGACACTATCGTAATAGGTGCCGAGCTTTGACAAAAGAACTGTTGCATCAGTCATGTCATCCTTCGTCCCGATGTAGTATTCGTTCGCTGCCTCAATGAGTGGCATCACTTTCTTTTCGAGCACGGCTACTTCTTTGCTTTCCATAGGTATATGTCGAGTGATTAGTACCTACATAGAATATACTATGATATACTATATTGCAAGGGACCTGGGGACAACGTATTAACAAAGGTAAATTAACGTGGTATATTGTTTTCAATATGCAAAAAGGCACAAAACAAACAGACGCAGCCCGGGCACTTATCAGCGAGCGCATGCGAAAGTACTGGGAAACAATCCCATTCGCAACACGCAGGGTCATCGCAAAAAGGAACGCTGCGAAGCGTAAAAAGACAACTTAACCTATAAGGCGTTGTCCACAATCTCAACTCAGATATTGCGTACGTTGAACGGTCCCAAAACAGTGCAAGAACCCCCGTGAATCCTGCATGAATAATCTAACCCCTGAACAAGTAGACGACATCTGCTGGATGCACAACTACATGAACGCCATGCCACCAGAATACAGACCATACTTCAAGTGGTGGATAACAGAGATAACGAACGGCACAATCAAAGTCCTAAAGAAGAAACACTAATAACCGACTATCCACAGGCGTGAACAAATATAAAGTAGAGTGCAGGGGTATAATAAGAGAAGTCGAACGGTGATGGGGACCAGAAGCTTTCGAGCGGACGTCCAATGGGGGTTTCCTGGCTCAGGCCATGGAGCACTGGCCCCCACCACCGCTTGACTCATTACAACCATAACCGGACAAACGACATGGATTCACAAAAGCCTTTCATTTTGGTCGCATTAAGTGATGAAGAGGCAAAAGGAGTGTTAGAAGCATTTGAGAACTTTAAGGGAGCACACGGAGTAGACCTCAACGCAAGACCGTTCATAAGTGACAATGGAACAATAGGGTGCGAAGTGCGTTTCTTTAAGAAGCAAGAGTTAACACCAAAAGTAGAGAAGTTCCAACAAGAAGAGAATGGAAAAGAAACTACCGAAACTAACTAAAAAACAACGTGTCTTCGTTAAGGAGTATCTTGAAACGGGGAACGGAGAGAAATCAGCGTTAAAAGCCTTTGATATAGGTAAGTTTGGCGCGAAGGATCCTGCAAACTCTGCAAGGGCTGTTGCTAGTGAGACACTAACAAGGCCTAATGTGATCGCGTACTTAGAAAGTAAGGCAGATAAGGCAGCTGAGTTTGTGTATGAGCTTGCTTCAGGTGCTGAGAACGAAGGAGTTAGGTTGAATGCTTCAAAAGACATTCTTGATCGTACAGGTTTCAAAGTGCCTGAGCCTTCAAAAGATACTGAGCAAGGAGCAACGTATAACTTCATATTCTCAGAACAAACGAGAGGCGAGGTTGCTGAAATAGAAGCACGTATCAGAGCAAGACTAATTGGAATAAACAATGCTGAAGAGATTGAAGAGGTTATGGAAACTGAGCAAGAAGGACCCGGTTAAACTCCAGGCTCTTCTTGACATGCCCGCTCCAGTAGAAGCAGCTCTTCCTGACACGGAAGTTCGAGGGGAGTTCTTTGCTGAGGGAAGTAGTGCAGACTTTAAGCAACAACAGAACGAAGACTCAGGAATCGCAGCGTGGCTCGACCGTATTAGAAAACTATAACTAAATAACTTATATGACATTTCTTCTTGTAGCAATCTGGTTGGTGGCAGTGTTTTTCTGGCCTACTTTTAAGACCACAACTAATCATTACGAAAAGCCTGCTATGGTTCTTGCAACTGCAATTATTGTAGCAGCACTTATTCTGGTTATCTGAGATACGAGCACACGCCACGACCGCTTGTTGAGGACCACCACCACGTCCGTGAACTGATAGAGACGCAGGACAGAAGAGCGGGTGACCGGGAACTGCATAGGGCACATGAAGCGAGTAAGAGTGAACGAACAAAAGAGTTAAAGACTGTCAAACTTAAGGACACGCTTCCGTTCTGGTGTAAGTCTTGCAAGGTAGACTTCATGGCAGAGACCATCCGTGAAGATGAGCGCGACTGGGGTAACCCTGATGAGACGGTGTCGTTCTATAGAACCAAGTGTCCACTAAACCATCGTTGTATTCGTCTAGCACTTGATAAATACAAAGACTCATACTTTGAACTTTCAAGGAAGGTTGCAGCCGACAGAGGCAAGCACGCAGTAGACATCCTGCAGCCGTTTGAATCAGGTTACGAGATGATGTACTCACATAAGAAAAGAAACGCATGAACATATTAGGAGACCGTGTGCTACTTGAGCGTGTTGAAAAAGATACCAGTGGTGGGTTCGCAGAGGTTAAAGCTATTGATGACTTTACAAGCAATGGTCGTATTGTCCAGGTAGGAGAGGATGTAGAACACATACGTCTCATTGAAGGAGCTGAAGTTATCTTTGCAAAGTTCTCTCCAGACACACACACAGTCTCTATTGAAGGGAAAGAAATGAAGACAGTCGCTGTGTCAGATATAATTGCTATTCTTTAATATGGCAAAAGAAATACTTAAAGGAAGAGAAGCAAGAGAGCGAGTGAAAGCAGGTGTTGACCGTGCAGCTGATGCAGTTGCTCCTACACTTGGTGCTGTTGGCATGACTGCTCTTATTGAGTGGCCTGGACTTGATCCTGTCACCGCTGATGATGGTATCACCATCCTACGCAACCTAGAGTTTGTTGATCCTTATGAGAACATGGGGCTTCAATTATTGAAGAAGGGAGGCATGCGAAGTTCAGCAGAGGGCGGTGATGGTACTGCGACGACGACCGTGTTGACTCAAGCGCTTGCTTCAGAGGCGTTTGAAGAGGTGGGCCAAGATAGCTATAAAATACGCTCCGTACGCGAACGACTTGATGCAGGACTAGTAGAGGCTCTTGCATATCTTAATGCTATGTCCGTGCCGGTAGAAGATAAAGACATCGAGCGTATCGCTGAGGTGTCTTCCCTCGATGCTGATGTTGCAAAGCTAGTAGCTGAAGCAGTCCGTACGGTTGGTAGCACAGGAGCTATCACAGTAGAGAAGGGTGCGAAGCTTGGATACTACTTAGAGACAGTAAGAGGGCTACGCTTTGAGAAGGGTCTTATCTCTCCGTACTTTATCAACGACCACGAGAACACGCAGACTGTTCTTACTGACCCATACATTATCCTCGTGGACCGTACGGTGTCACTGAACGAGCAGATCATTCCACTCTTGACTGATATAGGTATTGGTACGCACATCTTGCTCGTTGCAACCGATGTTCAAGGTATGGCTCTTGCTTCACTTGCAAAGAATGCAATGCAGGGTATCGCTACTATTGCTTGCGTAATGAATCCATATAACGCATCACCTGCCAGAGACTTCCTGTTTGACCTTGCTGCGCTCACTGGAGCGACTGTCGTGTCAGAGGAGAAGGGTATGCGACTTGAAGATATGCGTAAAGATGTTTGTGGTCGGGCGGAGAAGGTTACAGTGACACGTGACAGGACTACCATTATCGGAGGTAAGGGTAATCCAGGAGAGCGTGTTAAAGAGTTGCAGACCAAGCTAGAGAGCACTACATCTGACTTCCAGAAGGGTGAGTTGAAGGACCGTCTTGCTGCTCTCACAGGAGGTATTGGTGTCATACGTGTCGGCGTCTACACTGACACAGAGTACAACGCAAAGAAGTACAAGTTCGACAACGCTATCTCTTCAACACAGGCTGCGATGCAGGAAGGCATTCTCCCTGGTGGAGGTATTGCTTTGATGGAAGCAGCAAATGAACACTCTGACTCTATGTTCAGTAGAGCAATGGTCGCGCCGTTCAATCAAATGTGTGAGAACGCTGGTATGGAGAAGTGTAAGAATGCGGTTTTTGAAGATGGAAAAGGGTACGGGATTGACTTCGTGTTGGGTGAGACGGTACACATGATGAAGGCTGGTATTGTAGACCCTCACAAAGTTGTACGCACTGCACTAGAGTCGGCTGTTGCTATCACGAAGCACCTTATCAGCTTCGAGACGGCTATCACTGTGGTAAAAGATACTGATGGCAAGACAGCATAAAATAATTAAAGAGAAACAGTACTTTTCCATCCTTCAATGGTTGACTGAGGAGGGTATTGTGTCTGAGAAAGGGGAGCCTTTTGATTGGAAGAATCGACCGTTCCTCTTAGATATACTTACTGACTTCCATCCACTTCAGGTTGTGATGGCATGTGCTCAGGTAGGAAAGTCTGTAACATTCTCACTAAAGACATTGTTTGCCGTTAAGCATTTGCGCTTTAACGTCATCTACACAATGCCAACTGAGTCTGATGTGAATGAGTTTGTCGCTTCGAAGTTCAACAAGATACTACAAAGTAATCCTTCAGAGTTTCGTGGGATGGCAACAGATAACGTAGACCGCAAAGAACTGAATGATAGATTTGTGTTCTTCAAGGGTACTATATCAAGTACAGCTCCTATCTCGACGTCGGCAGATGTACTTGTGCATGATGAGGTGTCTCGTTCTAATCAGCCCGCTATTGAGACATATAAATCTCGTACTAAAGCGAGTCCGTACAGAGGTCGTTGGTTATTCTCTAATCCCGGGTCAGAGCGCGATGAACTTGATATTGCTTGGCAGAAGTCTGACCAGCGTTTATGGACTATTACATGCGAGCACTGTAAAGCAGAGCAAGACCTCGTGTGGCCGGACTCTGTAAACATTGAAGGTAAGTTTTACAAGTGCAGAACGTGCGAAGGTAAACTGAGTGATGATACAAGAAGACGTGGTGTATATCAAGCGCAACGTCCTGGTTCGCGTGTTCATGGATACCGCATTTCCCATCTCATGTGCCCGGATATAACTATTGAAGAAGTTATTGAAGACTCGGAGGGGGACCCTGGATACTTTAATAACTTTGTGCTTGGCCTCCCGTACACGCCAGGAGACTTGCAGATTACAAAGGCTGCACTCCTCGATATATGGACACCAAGGTTCTCTGACGTCGACCAAGGACCAAGGTTCCTCGGTGTAGACGTGGGCAACATGAAACACTATGTTGTGCGCACACACGGAGGCATCATTAAGATAGGTCGCTTTACAAAGTGGGAAGACCTCGATTCTATTATTGCAACGTGGAAACCACAGGCAGGTGTCATTGACGCGATGCCGGATAACACAGCAGCGAAGCACTACGTAGACACGTATCCGTTTATGGAAATGTCGTTCTTTAAAGAGAATGCTGACAATCCACAAACAATTATCTGGAGGGGTGAAGGTGACCGTGACGGTATTGTGTACGCACACCGTGACCGCGTGATAGACCTCATGCTTACAGAGATGTTAGAAGCAAAGTGGCTCATTGCCGCTCCGGCTGACCGTGACTTCGGTGATTACATACGACACTTTGAAACACTGTGCAGAGAGAAGGTAACAAATAACAAAGGCATCGAGAGATACATCTGGGCATCTACTACTGGGGTTGACCACTACGTTTTTGCATCGCTCTACGCATGGATGGCAACAACGGGTGGAGGTGATGGAGCTTTCTTTGGAACAGGAGGTGGTGGCGAAGAAAAGCCACATGCTATTGATGTAGACAACGTGTACGACCCGAGTGAACTATTCAGGTCAGCTAATGCAGAAGGATATTCTGACGGGCGCTATGGTGGATAAACTTATACCAATCTATATACCAGACGCGGAAGCAAAGCAGTTTCTAGTCTTCCGGGAACGGTTTGAAATTTTTGAAGCTATGGAAACTAGTGGAGCTTTTGATGTTATGTGGGGTAAGGTAACACTTAACTTTGCAAACAAGCAGCTCCAGACCGTATCGGTAGAACACGTGCATAGGATTAGATCTACATAGTTATCCACAGGTTAACACTGTACATAACTTAATCAATAATTTACAATGTATGTGTTAGCTCTATACCGGACATACGGCGGAGATTCCCCAAGGGGAGTCTTTGCCTTTTTTCATATACAACTCCTAAATGGCATCACTCGACATTGCAAAACTAAGTACTGAATCACAAGCAAAGCTGGTTGATAACCGGTGGTCGTCTTCTGATGAGCTTTGGGAAACAGTAAAGAATACATACGAGAATAACACCAAAGTTTATTCAAACAAAAGTGGTTGGCTCGACGCTATCCCTTATACCCGGCAGCAGTGGACCGTAATGGCCAATCGTGTTTTTGTGAACACGGAAGCGGTTATCAACTCGCTTATTGCTAATTCTCCTGGCATCAATATCCTTCCAGGTCGCAATGGTCCCGAAGTGCAGGATTTTGCTATGGGGCTTGAGAAGTTCATGAAGAAGAAGCTTGTGGACCGCAACCTCAAAGAGACGATGCGTAAGGGACTACGCAACTTGTACTTCGCACGCCTTATTGTCATCAAGGCATTTTGGAATCCTATAATTGATGATTTTGATTATCGTGCAATCGATCCGTGCAAGATACGTGTAGGAAAGTATTCTACCAAAGAGCAGGACTCAGAGTTTGCTATTGAAGAGATTGAAGATAATCTCTGCGCGCTTGTAGAACGCTTCCCTGAAAAGAAGGGTGTGCTTATGAAAAAGTTTGGGTTTCCTGAGACCGAAGAGGGGGAGCAGGATATGTATGTAAAGAATCCTGACGTCACATACAAAGAGGCATGGATTGTGAATCATGTCATCTTTAAGTTAGACAATATTGTTCTAGGCGTTATCCAGAATCCCTATTGGGACTGGAAGGGTATTCTTCTTACTGAAGAAGAGCGTGCAGGACTTAAAGAACTTCAAGGAGAGGCCCGTAGACAGTTCCTGACACCAATTAAACTTGAGCAGCAGCAGCGCAGAGCCGAGTATGATATGGCAAACCAGGCCGGCGAAATAGCACCAACAAACGCTGGTGAGAGCGGTTCTGTTGGTATGGAAGGAGAACTTGAGCCAACTACGAGCGATGTTCAAGCTGCACCAGTTGAAGCACCGCGTGTCTTTACGCCGTACTACTTCAATTATTTCGATTCTCCACGGAAGCCATACATGTTTGCTACTGTGTTCAATAATGAAAACAGCCCTATCGGTCGCACAGACATGATTGAGCTTGCTTCTACACTCCAGCGTGGTATCGACAAGCGCAAGATGGATATTGATGAGAACTGCGAGATGGCTAACGGTATTCTTAAAGTAGATGCAGGAACTATGGGCAAGTCAGATGCTCAGCGTATACGTTTTCAGACCAAGGGTATTGTCTGGGGGAAGAACGTAAAGGACGGAGTAACTCGTGAGACTGGTGCAGCGCTGCCTCAGATGGTGTTTGATGACATGGTTGACTCACGTCAGGAGATTGATAACATCATGGCCGCTTCGTCTGCGTTTCGTGGAGAGAGACAGGGACAGGAGACCAAGGCGGGTCGTCTTGCTCTTATTCAACAGTCGTATCTTCGCCTTAATGAGTTAGTACAGGTTGTAGATTACATGTATGGCGAATGCTATGGCTGGGCAATGCAGCTTTCAAAGAGCCGTTACACTGAGTACCGCAAAGTTTCATGGCAGGGAGAAGAAGGGGACCTCGAAGACATGGAAATAATCCAGGATGACTTTGAAGAGGGCCAGGAGGTTATCATTATTCCAGGTAAGACGCTTCCTGTGGATGATGAGTTCAAGTTTGAGCAAGCACAGAATGATGTTATGAAGGGCATTATTTCGCCGGTGGACTACCTAAAGATTGCTCAGTACGACGACCCTATTGAGATGGCTAAAAACAGCGTTGTATGGAACATGAATCCAGCACACGCAGTGGGTCTTACTCCAGAAGAGCTTGCAGAGATTGCACCACCAGCTAAGGAGGAAGAAAGTCCTGTAAGCACGTCTATTAAATACCAAGATCTTCCACTTGATGGACAAATACAACTTGCTGCTCGTGCTGGCTTGCAGTTAGATCCTGCTGTTGCTATGGCTGAGAAGCAGGCTGATGCAAACAAAGAAGAAGCGGGTGCGGTGCGCGAAGACCAAAGACAGGACAAAGCGCTTGCTTCAAAGAATAACCAACCAACACCATGAGCTTAACTGAAAAGATGAATGAGATTATTGGATTTGTTCCTGCAAAAAAGAAAAGAGCAGAGGACAAATTGCAAGCGGTTGGTAGGCAGATAGGGAGCAATATAAGCCAGGGTCAGAAGGACTTAAAGAGTGGGGCAGCACCGTATTACGGTTCTATTAACCCACTGAAAGGAATTATAGATGCATTTAAGAAAGGTTAGTTACTAACATGCCGGATGTTTCCGGCCGTCCGCAAAGACGGTAAACTACTACTAGCTTAAGTATGACCAAGCAGGCCAATGCAGCCTTAGGGCCAAGCAAAGGTACGGCAGTCAAGAACTGATATGGACCCAGAAGAAACCCTCGACGCATCGCCAAGCGAGGCCACATCGTTAGAAGAAACGGAAGCCGGTGCAGCGATTGACGAGACAGGAACGGATGCGCCTGATACAGATGCACCAGCGGAAACCACCCCCGCAGTCGAGAATGAGCTTTATGAGCTACCAGACGGCAGAAAAGTGGATGCTGCTACTCTTAGTCAGGAATGGAAAGAGAACTTTATGCCGGAGTTCACTCGCAGGTCTCAGGACCTTGCGGCCTTCCGACAAGGACAGCAGCGCAGCCCGGAACCAGCAGAAGCAGACCCGCTCAACGACCCGAATTACATCCCACCCACGTATGGCACTCTTGCTGAACAGATTGAGCAGCGTATCCTCGGGGGTATGCAGGCTCGGCAACAGGCAGAGCAAGACGCACGTCAGTCTCTCGAAGATAACGCGGTTGCACAGCTCACTGAGGTGAAGCAGAGTGACCCAACAGTTAACGAGGGAAGGTTGTTGCAGCACGCAATGAAGTACCAGTTCACAGACCTCCGCCTTGCACACGCAAGCATGAGGGACACGGACGCGGCCGTAAAAGCCGCAATGACGCACACAAAAGATAATGGAACCGCTCGTATAGACCCAGTGTCTAATCGACCGGGAGCAGCAGGAGCTACGCTTAATCCAGATGCTTTTGCCTCGTCAGTGGATTATCTTCGCGCGCTTAAAGCTCAGGGAAAGCAGTAGCCTTCCGGGTCCATTACAGGACTTGACAGATTACAATCATGATATTTAACTCAGCAGTCACAACGACCACCCGCGAGAAAATCCTGAAGAAGGTTTATGACCAGGTTACCACAGGTACCCCGGGTCTTATGACCTTCCTCCAGCGCCAGGACAAGATCCAGGCCTGGGATTCAGGTACCAGTTACAAGTTCGCAATCAAGTACCAAGACACCACAAACGGTGGAAACATGGGAATTGCAGACCGTCTTGATACTGACCGTCAGAATGTTCGTGTGCAGGCCAACTTCAACTTGAAGGCAACCAACAAGCCAGTCGTTGTAGCAATCGCAGAAACGACTGCAAACATGGGAGATGAGCAGATTGTAAAGCTTCTTGATACTGAGTTTGATTCACAGGCTCAGTCCCTCTTGAATGTTATGGGCCAGAACCTTTATACAGGTAACGGCACAGGTAACGAGTGGGATTCTCTCTCAAACGCAGCAGCTGACTCTACATTGTTTGCAACGTACGGCGACCTTAGCCGTTCAACGTACACAGCGTGGAGTGGTTACTACCTAGCAAGCACCGGTGCACTTACACTTGCGAAGCTTGCAACAGCAGATGATGCAGTAACCATTGGTGTTGATAGTCCAGACCTCGCTTTCACAACGAAGGCAATCTGGTCAACGTATGAGTCTCTTATGACTCCATCGGTTCGTGCGAACTACCAGACCAACGGTTTCCCAAAGATGAATGCATGGGGTGGTGTTTCGAACACTCCAGGACAGGGAGGTGGTCAGGGCTTCGTATATCTTGCCTTCCGTGGTACGGGAGTTGCTAAGGACGAGCAGGTGCCGTCAGGACGGTTCTACTTCGCAAACTCTAAGGGCTTCGGCTTTGTTGGATTCAACTACGAGGATGCAGACATCATGACCGCAAACTTTAAGCAGACAACCGACGCGGTTCCTGCTGGAGTTCCAGGTAACGTGAAGTCAACTCGTGGATTCCAGTTCCGCAAGATGATGAGTCCAGTTGATCAGCTTACAAAGGTGGGTTACCTCCTTTATGCTGGTAACTTTGTCGCTGTAGAGCCACGCCTCCAGGGCCAGCTCCGTGGCGCATCTTAGTAGACACATAAACGAACACGACTATGATTGAAGAGGAAAAGGTAGAAGCTGTCGAAGAGGCAGAAGTCGTGGAGGAATCCGCGCCAGCCGGAGAGGCTGCTTAGTCGCCTTTGACCCTACGTAGAGCGTAGGAGAGGGAATAACCAAAAAGGACATGGCAACACCAGGAACACAAAAAATAGAAGACAATCTACCAGTAGTCAAGTTCAATGGTGGTATTCAAACGGCACTTCCGATTGAGACTACCAGCGACGCGACTGTTGGAGGAACTCTTGCAGTTACAGGAGTAGCAACTTTCACAGCTGCACCAAGTGGACCAACCGCTCGTCTCGTTACAAACAGTGCGCTTGTCGGTGCAACTGTTGTTCTAACAGCCGCACAGTCAGGACAAGTGTTCAACAACCGAGCAACAAGTGGTACTCCATCGTGGACACTACCGACTGCAGCAAACGGTTTGTGGTATACCTTCACGGTTTCCAGTGTAACGGCAGGCTTCACTGTCACAGGTGGAACCATTGTAGCTAAAGCATCTGCTACAGGTGCAGCTATCTCTGGCACAACCCTGACTAACACTCAAGGAACAGCCGTTGTAGGAGACACAATTACTTTAGTTTGTGATGGCACAAGCTGGAGAATGGTCTCCCAAAGTGGCGTCTTCGCAGCAGCATAGTATTAAAAATTAAGTGGCGCAGCCACGAACTGGGGAAGGTTAAGAGCCTGAACCTGAAAACAAAAACATGAACACAATTAGCTTCCAGTCCGTCTATCAGACAATCACCACTCGTGGCGAGTTTAAGCTCGGGCAGCGTGCGTCGACCCCAGACGGTCGTGAATGGCAGTTCGTCAAGAACGGCTCAACTATCGCAAACGGCAACATTGTCGTTCCAGCTACCGTTACCTCGGCTGACCTATGGTCTTCGAGTACAGACCAGCAGGGACGTATTGTATATCTCACACGCGCAGCATCAACCATGACAGTTGGCGCGTTTGAGGATGCAATCGGCGTTGTAGATGATGGTACTGGTGTCGGCCAGACCTTTAAGATTCGCACGAACGATGCAACGACTCTCACTCTTTATCCTGAGACTGCACTCGGCACAGCACTTGCTGTAGCTGATTCAGACCTCACGTTTATCGGGATGTCGGATGTTGTTATCGCTGCTATAACTTCAAAGGTTCAGATGACACAGGGCGCATTCCAGTGTGCAGCAGTATCGGGCGACTACGGATGGATTCTCACCGAAGGTGATGGTCGCGCAGTCGCTGGTGAAGCGCTTGTTGTAGGCAAGTCCTTTGTCTCAGGAGATGACACCACAGGCCAGGTGGTCAAAGGTACCACAGCCAAGGGCGGGTTCGATGAGCAGGAACTTGGATACGCAATCGTTGCAAACGCGGCTGCAGACCAGGGTGCTCTTGTGCGCTACTTTATCCGCTAAGGAACTGTAGCTTCACGCCGTTCACAGCCTCACTACGGTGGGACTGTGCGGGCGGGAAACCGCGGAGTAGAGGAAGGCAAGC